TCCATGCTGTTGAACAGCATACGTAATGTCATGGTGTTGCTTAGTCCATGCCCGTGCTTCTCTCTCTAGCTTTTGTTCTATCTCATGCAGATTTTTCACGTTGCTTAACACGCGCTAGGTTCTCAAAGTAGGCAGAATTATAACCACGCTGCCACTCCTTAGCCTGCATAGTGCCCTCCTTATGTGGTGGGTGATGTTCCTTACCAGTATAGAAGGAGACAGTTCCTTGCTTGTACTGTATCGATAATGGCGGAAACCTCTCCATTTAATTCTCCTCTTCAACCATATCTACAATTTCGCATACACCTGCAGTGCAGGCAAGTTCTTGGGTTCCTTTAGTTGTATCTTCTGTTTCATACGAAGATAGCTTAGACCAATCAATCTTAGTGGGCATAGTCTTCATCATATCATCATATGTAGTCTTGTCAATAGTCTCGTATGGAAGCTGCGTGTAAACAGTAGTATCTTCATTGGGTAAGAAGCTAACGCCTCCCACTGAATCAAAGTTGTTCCATACCCATGCTCCTACAGACGGCCACTCATCGTGATTGACACTGATAGTAACACTGGGATTATGTTCACACCAGTTCTGTCTGTACTTAGACCAAATCTCTAGGTGGTCAATAGCACTAATGTCGTTCTTAGTTAAAGCGTATTTGGGTGCCTTAATGGGGAAACTGAATACAGAAACCCTATCAGGCTGAAAGTTACATGGCTCTGTAGGAACACCGTTGTCATTCAGAAAGGTAGTGATGGGGTCTTTATTGTCTCCACGTACACGACGAATAAAGTAGTGTGCGTGTTGTGGATGAATTCCACTACCTACAGGACCAACAAGTTGTGATACCGTGCCGCTGGGCTTAACTGTAGTTACAGCAGCAGACTGAGCAATGCCTAGGCGCTTGGCCTCTTTGGCATTAGCCTCTACAGCAGCAGCACGTAACTCTGAAAGATTGTGTTCAAGATTACTGTCTGCTGCAGTGCCATTGGTAAGAGGGTTATCCATGATAGCCGTAAGGCTTACACCCAGCAGACGTTCTTCATTGCAGTTATTAGCCCAAATCTTTCTTAGATACTTGAAGTCTGTAAGGCAAGACTGCCAAGTACCAAGTACGGTAGCCATCTGTACCTTTTCCTTGATTGATCGCCATCCATCTGTCTCACGAATGACAACCTCACTTAGATTACAAAACTCAAATGGCCTTAGAATAATTTCACCACAGGGATTGGTGCCCCATAAATGTCCTGCCTCACGGCGATTTGTGTTTATCACCTGTTTGTCTGAGGCAGCGCGATTAAAGATGCCTCGCTCTCCGCTAAGGGAAGCATAAAGAGAATGCCATTCTTTCATGAATACCCCTACATCAGGGCGTCCCTGATACACAGCAGAGTTGTTAGCAAGCTGTCTGTAGCTGTGTGTATTGTACCACTGCCCACTCTTAGCTTCTCTCATAAGATCGTTGTCAAGGTCCGACAGACTAATAAGTGCAGACCTACGTACACCGCCTACTACTACAATCTGACCAATGTAGCACATGATATCATGACACTCTAATGGAGTTAGTTTACGTCCTGCAGCATTACGGAAAGTCTTAATGCAGAAATGAAACAGTTCTTCTAGTGGTTCAGGACCAGAGGCACGGCCACCAAAGGTCTTTAGTCTTGCACCACGTTCCCGCACACCGCTCGTGTCCCATCGAGGAATCTGACCAGCATACAGGCAAGCAATTAATTCACGAAGTGCCCTTGCCCATCCTGCTTTACTGTCATCAACTACGATAGTTGTACGGCTCTGCTCGAAATGCTCATTAACAAGGGGAAGTTTATCTGTCTCATTCTTTTCTACAGAGAAACCAACACCTGTACCATTCATTAGAATGTACAATGCCTCATCAAAGGCACGAATAGAATTAACAGGGAGGTAGCTGCAGTTGTAGCCTGCAACATTGCAGCGTTCTAGTGCTGGTCCTGCGGACATAAGCGCGCGCATGGAAGGCATAACAGACATCTCAAATACAGCATCACGAATAGCTTTCATATGCCCCTTATCATATGTCATTTCTTTACGTGTAAGCTTGTCAGCCATGTAGTCAAAGTACCGATCTACTGTCTCTGACCACACTTCACGACGACCGTCCTCTTCACGCCAACGAGCATAGCGTGAAAGAGCAATCATGTTTTGGTAGTCTGTTAATTCAAAGTTAGTATTCATTTTTGCCTCCCTTTATTGTTGCTTTAATACTAACTACGCTTGTGCCGTAAACCTCATCCATAACGTCTTGAAGTATCTCTTCAAGTTCAAGACTAGGGTCGCCGTCAGCAGGCATAGGAAATTCTTCTGTGTCAATGTCTAACGTAACGACGACCTTAGCCCTGATCATTTTATGCCGAGCCTTCTGTCTTTGTCATTAGGTTTAACATTAGTTGAGCAGCATCAACATTGCTGTCTTCTGTGCGAACGATGCTGTCTCCTATATACGATTCCAGCAATTCTCTAATGCTACTATTTTCTTCCATAGCTGGGAGGGAAGCAGCCATATACTCACAAAGTAATTCTAACTCGCCCTTATCTCTCTTAGACATATCGTTATCACGTGAGTAGCTAACAGCAACCGTGACTTCCCCTGTCCATTGGTTATTTTCGTTAAGGGCTGGGGTTAGAATAATTGCAAAACTGTTGTCTGAAAACATAAAGTAACTCCTAATTAGGATTGATAACTCTGGTTAATTTAGGGGGCATGACTTTTCGTTTCTCTTTTAGCCATGCTTCGGGAATAACTCTGTCGGCAAATACTATATTCTTTTTTGCACACCACAGAGCGTAGGTAGTTTTAGAACTTTTGTATAGCTTCTTTCTGCTGTTCTCAAATACCATACGAATGTCTAGATGGGGGTGCTGCTTTCTGATTTCAAGATGCTTCTTTCTATCATGGGCAGTCCACCTACCCTTTACTTCAATAATGATACCGTTATCTAAAACAAAGTCAGGAGTGTAAGTACGTATTGATAAATCAATCCACTGTATTTTGATTGCCTCGTACCTAATCTCCTGACCTTGTTCTTCAATCTGTTCTGCTATATTAAGTTCTATTGCGCTCCTATACCCCTCTTTCTTTGCTTCAATAACTCGTTTTCTATTTGTCATGCTGCCGCTTGAGTAGCGTGTTCTTTCTTAAACCACTCTACAGGATCAAGGGAACTGATCTTCATATTGAAACAGTCTGCACGAACCGTGTAGTTATTACTTGGATCGTGCTCACCTTTCTTAAGAAAGATAGCTTCCTTAAAATAAGCATCACGTTCTTTCATTCCAAGAAACCATCCTTTGCTTTGATCAGATAACACACGAACAAAGGCGTAGTAATCACAGTCTTGCTTTCTAGTTAGGTTGGCAATGCTACAGTCATATTTTGCCAAAGGTTTCACTGTAGTTTTCTTTGTCTTAACATCAATGCGCTTACCATCAATAATAATATCGTAATCCATAGTATTACAATGATTACCACCTAGTACTTCAAGCGCAATGAGTTCGCCAAGAAAACCATACACATTACCCTGTCCTCGTGTAATGCTTCTGTTTAGTACGCCCATATCCTCTGACATTTCATGTGCAGTGTTACGCATATTATTTGTGATAGGTACCTCAATCATGGAAGATTGCGCCAGAAGTAAGAGAAGTTTGGAGTAAACTCTTTCATAGAAGTGTTTGTATATCCAAGCTTTTTCAGTTCTTCATTCAGAACCAGATCAGCTTCCTTACGGGCCTCCATTGCTGCACGAACTCCTGCAAGGCGTTTCTCACGTAGCTTCGTGCGAGCCTCTGTCAGTTCATTAGAAAGCTGTTCTACAGCACTCTGTAGTTCTTCAATAGTAAGATCATCATAGTTAGACATTAACTTTCTCCATATCTAAATAATTAACAATTGCCTTGTTCTTTGCTTGAGAAACCCTAGATGGCTCTTCTACGATTGCACCATTCCAACAATCCCTTCGGAAGGAACAAAAGTTACAGTGCCGAGACAGGGTATAGTTACCGGTTGCTCTACCTCTAAAAGTTTCAGGTTCTGGTTCAAAGCAACGAACAAACTCATTTCGATTAAGCGTATCTACTGTTTGTTTAAGTTTTGAAATAACCTCGTCAACGTCACTTTCATATGCAACATACTTAAACTGTCCTGACGCTTGGTTTACAACCCACCAACCTCCTGCTGGTACGTTGGCACCCTTGCTATAGACAGCTAACTGCCCAATATAACCGAAAGGATCATCCTTTTCAAGGTTC